AGCTACTTAATAAAAAGCTACATCGTTGAATAAATTCAATTCACATTACAGGCTCTCTTGCACTCTACTAAAATGTAGTATATAAATTAATTACTATACAATTAATTAGAATACTGACGCGTATAGTCGACGGCCTAGAGACAGTATTCACAAAAACTAGGAGGATTTAATTATGGCAAGTACTACGTTTAATGGACCGGTCCGATCGGAAAAAGGTTTTGAAGTTGCAACTAAAAATGCAACTACAGGAGCAGTAACTACAAGATATAGTTCAGCTTTACCTGATATGACTGGTTTAACTAAAAATGATTTAGCAACAGGTGCTAACATTACTTTAACAGCAGACGCAATAAACATTGTGAATTACACAGGTGCAGCTGCTTGTGCAGCAGCATTACCAGCAGCTACGCAAGGAACAGTTGTTGTTTACATGCAAGCAAAAGATACTACAGGTGGAACTAACACTTTAACTTTTAATGCAGCTGGAACTGATGTTTGGGCTACTGGTTCTGTAATAGAATCAAGAGCAACAGCAGAAGTAGATTTTGATATTTCTACAGCAGGTGAAACTCAATTAGTTTTCACTCCTGCAAACGCAGCTACAAACTTGTTTACAACAGGAAGTATGATTGCTTTTATCTGTTATGAAACAGGCACGTGGACTATCGCATCTAGAATGGGTGGTGCCGCAGACGCGACTACAGGTGCATTTGCATTCGCAGCATAACAATTAATTTAGTGTGGGCTTCGGCCCACACAAATTTTAGGAGAAAATATGGGAACATACATTTCAAATGTAAAAGCAGTACAAAAATCAACTGCGGCGACGCATACTATATTTGCAGGTCCCGCTAGAATTG